CTTGTCCTATCTGTATAGAATACGGCTTTTGTAAGATCGTATCAGACACAAGCCCTTCTATGTTGTCTTTTTCCTTGTTCATAGTTCAATTAACCTACATCTAATGATTCTGCTTTTTTGTACTTCTCAATCATTTTACCCGTCTTGGGCTTTAATGAGCTAAAGATGTATTTTAACATCTTTCCTTTTGCGGACGACCATTCTTCCTCAACTTCAACGGAGCATTTACGCATGATGAAGCCTTCCAGCGTATCATCTTCTGGAGTAAGGCGTACTGCATATTCATCTTTTACAACTCCGTCTTCATCTGGAATAGGTTCCTCTGTACCAGAAGGAATAAACACACTCATAGCAAGCTGCTTATAAGACTTTTGCATTTTTCGAGCTACCAGTTCATGCCCTTCTCCGTACAATTCATTCGCACTCCCTTTTACGGTTGTAAGAAGAACTGTATTTTCTTCGGCTGTGGGCATTGTTTTGAAACTGGAAGGAGCTGCATCTTCCTCACCAGTTAACCCAAATTCGACCAGGGGTTTACCCCATGTAATACCACTGTTTGCCATAATTTAAAATGTTTTTAGTTCAAAATTGATCTTTACGTTTACAAAGTGCATAGCTACCTTTTCTGCTTTGTAGCTTTTAATTGTTGCACCTAAAGAAAATCTGTAATCAGTAGGTTTCAAGGATCTAACAACCTCATCGGCTTTGCGTGCCAGATAACGGCATCTGCCAACATCTTTAACCAATACCTTACTGCCATTGTCTTTGTCGGGAACATAAATATTTACCGTTACGGAGCCAGTTTGAAACTGCCCATCCAAACCAGTAAGAAACGATACAATTATATCCTCTTCCATAGGGTTTAGATCTCGTGTTCCTTCACGATAAACGTTACCTTTTATTTCCTTTGCAAGTTGGCTGTTTGTGATAATGTTGAAAACGTCCAGCTCTATTTCATCACCTGTCTTATTCATTTCATTTCAAAGCCTAATTGTTTCATAATCTGAGGTACAAGTTTGTTAGCCAGCAGTTCGGAAGAAGTAAGGACATTATAATTACGGGCTTCTACATAAGCTGCGTAACTCATTCCAGTAGATACAATCAAGACAATACCGTTTTGATAGTTCTTTTTCAAGCTATCCAAATGCTTCTTTCCGTTTTGCCCACCTTTTGTGTTGGCAAAAGCACTTTCTTCCATAACTTCACCATTAAAAAGCACGGCATAACCGATAGAGTTTCTAAGGTTTCCCGTTCTGTCTGTATAGTTGCCGTTTAAACGGGCTTCTTTCAGACACGCTTCACCGACATAGATAAAAGCCTTAATAGCTCTACCTATAATGGCTTTCTTGGTATCATCAAGAAAGTTGCTAAAAGCACTATCCGGCGTTTTCTTCGTGAATCCCATCAAACCGTAATCTTTACTCTTCCTGAGCGATTAACAAACTCAATATCCTGTACTTCAAACTCACCCAAAAACTGTGTTCTATCATTGGTAAGTTTTACCGTATCAGCTTGAAAATCCCTACTTTCAATTAGGATCTCATAGCTTTTATCAGTAAACTTACCTTGTTGATAGATTGTGTTGCTATGCTTTACCGTTTTGTACAGACAACGTATAGGCTCACTCCATGATACGGTAGAGATAATCGGCTCACCGTTACCATCCAAACCGCCACCAGATAAAACCTTATACTGTATTGTTCCGTTGTATTGCATAACTTACCATTGGTTAGAACCGTCTGATACAGAAGATTCTTCGACAAAATCAGAGCTATCTATATTGTACTCCCTACAAATAGCGGAGATACTTTTATTAATACGATCCGCATCCCACCCGTCAGAAATTCCACTTTCCGAATGGCTGTTTTCAGTCATTCCCTTAACGACACTGATAGCAGCCTTCACCAGTTCAACATCTTTGGGGATGAAGTTTTTAGAAGGATCTATACCATTATCCAAAAGGGTAAATTCAAGTACATTCTGATCCGGGTAGAAGCCGGAACATATTTTAGTGCATAAAGCACGGATAGCGTCTAAATTCGTCATAGGTTACTCTTTACATAAGATTTCAGAAAGAGCCTTGTTTTGCTCTTCTGTAAGTTCACCGAGCTTGTTGGTGATTGCTTGAACGCCAGCATTTTTATTGATTGAAACGCCAATCTCAGCCAAAGCACCTTTTACAGCACCGATTTCAAACTCTTTATCAAAAAGGCTAATTTTTTCGGGTTTCTTTTCTTCTTTGTTAGCCTCCTTGATAGCAGAAATACTGCAAATTCCTCGTGAAACAAGATTATTTACACGATCCAAATCGCTTGTTGATAGAGTTTCACCGACTTGGTAGATTTTCTCCTTGTTGTCCTTATCTTGGAACTTCTTTAATACTTTTAATGTTACCATATTGCATCGTTTTTAGCCGACCAAAGAAGCTGCTGCTGCCTTCTGATCGAATTGTTCTTTCGTATAAAAAGTTACTCCCTCTACTGCTTCTTCCGGCTCTTCAAAGCCTCTAACTTGCAAGCAGACAATACCGTTAATTTCAGTGATAACCGGGATCAAACGGGCAGATCCTTGTGTATATTCACCAGCCTTTTGCCCTGTAGATTCACCAGTACGCCATTTGGCTATACGAATACCGTTACCAGCATTCATGTAATCTACATTGTCCTCTTCAAACAGCTCGTTATCTTCAATAGAAGGCTGGATAAAGCCAATCTTTCCAGCAGGTTTAAATACAATCATATTGTGATTCCAGGGATCTAACGGCTCACGTTCTCCGTCCTTTTCAATACCCACAAGACGGGTGATCTCACGAACTTTAGGCAGACCGTTATCAGCAAACAAGGTGTTCAAGTCTGGGATAGTAACAACCTTGCCGGATTTGTCCTTACCGTAGGCTGCTTCTCGAATTGTAATATCTCTTCGGATAAATGCAAGCAGTTCAGGAGCCATCAGTAACTCTTCAAATACGACACCTTTGTTTTTGAACAAGGTAACGATCATGGTAAGAGTTAGAATAATATCCAACTTGCCAGCTTTTGAGTTAGCGTCATTCCACAATAAGGCTGAAACGAGTTTGTTAGCTTCATCCATCAGGTAATCAATTTCAAACTCACGTCCACCAGGATTGTTGATAGAAGGAATGAAACGACAAACACCGAAGTTTGATATAGCTTTCAGAATCATAAAATCAGCAGTATCTTTGCAGCCCAGATAAGCGTTTTCCACATCGTTACGCAAAGTCTTTTCAATCTGCTTAACCTTTTGACCGTCTTTCAAGAACGGAGATTTATAAACTTCCAACAACTTGCGGTAAGTGGAAGCCTTCATAAAGAACTTATGTCCGACACGTGGAATTTCTTCATTCCAAATATCAAAACCGTCAGAACGTCTTAACGGAGTGGGGGATTCATCACCGATCAGGGTTGCCATCACACGCAAATGATATTTGCCCATAATACCCTCAGCTCTCAAAGAGAGTTGCGGAGCCTCCCAATCAAACCACTCATCCGAATAAGTTTTCTGGAATAATGCTACTTCACGTTCTGAAGCCTTATCCAGTGTCTTTTTCCACGTTGCGAGAAAATCAATAGGTTTGCCATCTTTAAACAAACCAGTAAAAGTTGAATAAATAGATTTCATTTAGCACCTCCTTTTAATAAGTTTGCGACAATCGAATGTGAGAGTTCGCTTTTAAATAGCGTTTCGTGCTATCCTTCATGCTGTCGGGAATAGGCAAAACACGTCTTTCCATTACAGCATATTGCATAGTGTCCTCTGTAACATCTATGGCTGTTTCAAACTCTTTTACAGTAACTTCTTCGATTGTTAAAGAGTTAGGTTCACCAATAACAGCAGCATTAGTAGAGCTTTCAACAACCTCTACAAGCACATCATCTACTGCCAAACCTGAGATCTCAGCAGAAAGTGTAATTACATACGGAGCGTTTGACACACCAGGCTTTTCAATAGACACAATAGAAGGTGCATCTTCAAAAGTTCCACTAACGGATTTAGCTTGTAACAGCTTATCTCCAACAGAAAAGCAGGGTGAACAATAGCCATTTGAATACAAAGTGATAACTTTCTTATCCTTTGTGCCGATAGCTTTAACCTTCGCTGTTTTTACAATCTGTACCTTTCTTGTAACTTCATCGAAAATAGCGAGTGTTCCGGCAGGGATAATATCACCTACAGAAAAACGCTGTTTCTCCCGATCCAGATTAAAACCGCCTGGTACAATTTGCGGACTGCCTGTGAAAATCGGTTTTTCACCGACAAATGAGATTTTTGTTCGTTTCATTGTAAAATGATTTATTTAACAATAATTGATTCCAGCAACGCATCAGAAGCCTCTTCAACATTCTTTGCGTTTGCTGTTTTTACACTCTCTGGATCTTCCGAAATAAGGTTTTGAGTTATTAAGTCTTGTTTCAGACCAGCGCAATAAGCATCTGGATCCTCTTCATCAGGAATAACCAAACCTTTTCTTCTCCATTCGGGAATACCATGCTTGTTAAGAGCTGCTTGAACGGCTGTTTCACGATCTTTCTTAGCTTGCTCTTGTTTCATTTTATCCATTTCCGCTTGAAGTTCGGAGATCCGTTTGTTTGGATCGTTATCAGGTTCCTTTGGCTCCTTCGGTTCTTTAGGTTCTTTGGGTTCCTTCGGTTCTTTTGGCTCCTTTGGTTCCTTCGCTTTGTTAGCCCACCTGGTAGCTTCTCCTTGACTTTCTTTTGCCACATCCGCTATTTGGTTTGCTACTTTTTCGATTTCCGCTTCATCAGTAGAATCATCCTCAATGCTGCCACCCATTTTTTCGGTTATCGCAGTAAGGTACTTCTCTGATAAACCAGTGTCCTTACATAAGTCTTTGACTTTCTTAAAGAGTGTCTTATTCATATCAATATTACTTTAGTTATACTGCAAATGTAGGTAATATTTTCAATAACGGTGTATATATACGCCAATGTTTTTTATACTTGTTTTCTTCAAAATCAGAGCTATAATCCTAAAATATCTATTTTAATAAGTAGAATAAATCAAAAAGCATACATTCCCACAATGTTAAAAAATGCTTTTTCTGAAATTATTTTGCAGTGTTTTTGAAAAGCTATATATCTGATAATGATAATATTTCTATGTTTTACTTGGTAAATATTGGTAATATCACTTGAAAATATTACCTATTTCATTTGGTAATATTACCAATGTTACATATATTTGCAACGTAATAAAAACAGTTACACGAAAAGAATATAAAACTAAATACATTCAGATATGACACAGAAAGAATTTGAAGAAAGAACGGGTTTAAAACTATCGGCAGATGGTTATACGGAAGTAGAAGAGTGCTACATGAATACAGACCTTGATAAAGACGCTTTTTGTAAGTTGTGGATGGAGAACCCAACAGCCCTAAAAGAGATAGAGCGAAAGACGGTATTAGTACGTGAACTTTACGAAGAAAGAAAGTGCCTTACAAACCTTCTGATAGATCAAGCTGAAAAGTGGAGCGCATCAGATTTGAGAGAAAAGGCAATCGCCATGATCGGGGAAAAAGAGTATCTAAGAAGAAAGATCGCCAAAGGGTACAATCTTTGGGATGCTGATAAAAAATTACTTGATGAAATTCTAAAAAAATAAACTATGAAACGATACTTCATAAACGGAAAAGAAATTAGCGAACAAGAAGCAAAAGCTATTGAAGCAAGAAACAAAGAATACATAAACAGTAACGACATTTCGCTTTGGGCTAAATGTAAGTTTATAACAGTTATCAATAAATAATAACCAGTGGAGCTAAAGCCCCACATAATGCAACATCGGATATGAAAAACTTAATCAACATCAGAGTTTTACAGCATGATACAAACGATCAGATCCGTATCGGCATGGCTTATCCTATTATTGATCTGGATAAAGCGGAAAAGGATATAGTAGATAATTATGAGAAGAAAACCGCTTGGTGTGGTGGTTTTAAAGCTGCTTGTGAGAAATATTACCAACGTATTGCTATTGTTCGTGCGGACACGCTGGAAGTGATACGCCCAATTTACCCCAATAAATAATTATAGCCCTATGAATGAATACACATATATAATTTTCGATCACAAGGGAAAACGCTTGGGCAAAATTGAATTTGGGAAACGAATAAGTGTACCATCAGCCAGCGAGATTGAAGAAGCCATAAAAGACGGTTTCCCCAATGGAGCGACTTATAAATTAATCGTGCCTATAAACGTATGTATAAGCCAATAGAGATATGAAAAGCAATGTTTTGAGGTTTGATTACTGGTTTTCTTTCAATTATAAACGGTTGCGAAGTATCTTAGGATGGCAGCTAAATGAGGACGTTTTTCACGATACTTATTTGCTTCTGAGAAAGGATCTACTATTTATAGACTTGCCAATAATAGACTTTGAGCCTTTATTTTGGGGAATTTATAAAAGAGCCAGGCTTCGGAACATAGCTAAAGAAAACCGATACTACAGACCTAATGAGATATTTTTCCAGTTAATAAGTATGGAAGAAGGTTTATCGGTTGAGGAGCTTGTAGAGCCGGATAAACTTGCAAAAGATATTCTTTCCTTCATTAAGCATAAATACCCGAAAAATGATTATAGGCTATTTAAGTTAAAAGTTTATGATACCGGGTGCTCTTATAAGGATCTTTCAGATTATACGGGTGTTTCAGTAAGCACCATATACCGTAAAATCAATTCAATAAATAATGCTATCCGAAGTAATATAAGTTTTGTAAACCGATATTCATGTATAGCAATCGTATAATATTAAAATTTACCAATTATGAAACTTGTAATATACAATAAAGAAAACAGCCAGCCAGTAGGACAACGCAACGGAGAAAGGACTTTGAGATTTAATCGTGAAAATGGTATGATCTACATTTCTAAGTCTTTTGCTGCTGAATTAGGCATTAAGGATATAGATAAAGTTCAGTTTGCCAATGATGAAGAAAATACAAAGGACTGGTTTATTTGCAAAACCGATAGCGAACAAGGTTTTTCTATCAAGTACGACAAAGGCGGTATTCGCTTTATGAATAAGTTCCTAAGTAATAAGATACTTGATTGTGCAAAAGTAAAGGATAACGCTTCCTTCCTTATGGAGAAGGAGCCTATTACAGTCGATGGTACTAAGTATTTTAAGATAATGCTTTCTTCTCCCATAATTGTAAAGCGTTCACCGAGTAAAAAGGCAACTATAGATAAACGCTAAATAGAAAAGGTATGAATACATTTTACATGGTATTTGTGGAAGGGTGTGCTACCCCAGCTTGCAAACATGATAGCTTGGATAGTGCGGAAAAAGAAGCGAAAAGGCTTGCAACTCTTTTAAAAAAGAAAGCATACGTTTTGTGTACTATAAAATCAGTTGAAGATACTCAATACAAAATTGAGGATTGCCGACCTGGTGAAAGTGATTTACCATTTTAATTTATATGGAAAATGCAAAAACATAAATTCCCCTATAATTGGAGGCTTTCAGAAGCCAAATTCACGAAAGATAAAGGCAAAGTGTTCTCTTGTTTTGCGTGTGGTGGTGGCTCTACAATGGGTTACAAGTTAGCCGGATTTGATGTAATTGGCTGCAATGAGATAGACGCAAAGGTTAATCGGTGTTATGTGGCTAACCACTCACCCCGATATAATTTTTTGGAAGATATACGAACATTGAGAGAGAGAGAGAGAGAGAGAGAGAGAGCTACCGCCCGATCTTTACAATTTGGATATTTTGGACGGTTCTCCCCCATGCTCCACCTTCTCCATTGCCGGAAATCGTGAAAAGGATTGGGGTAAAGAAAAGAAATTCAGAGAGGGGCAATCTGCACAAGTTCTTGATACGCTTTTCTTTGATTTCATAGCTTTAGCAAGGGTATTACAACCAAAAGTTGTAGTAGCCGAAAATGTGAAAGGTTTACTTATGGGAAGTGCAATAGACTATGTTAGGCGCATATATAAAGATTTTGATAACGCAGGCTATTATTGTCAGCATTTCCTTCTTGATGCGTCAAAAATGGGTGTTCCTCAGAAAAGAGAACGGATCTTCTTTATTTGCATTAGACATGATTTAGGGATCAATTTTTTGAAGGTATCTAATCTGTTTAACGTAGAACCATATATAAACATGGAGTTTAACGAGGATCCTATAGTATATGGTGCTTTTGCGGATTATAAAGGAAGAGCCTATGAAGGCAGAATGAGAGAACTTTTTGAACTCAGGGAACAAGGGGATATAGCACTATCAGAAGCCTATAAAAAACTCACTGGTAAACGTGGCTTTTTTAATCAGCAGTTCTGTTATGAAGATAGAGTTTGTTATACATTGTCTGCACACCTGGATTCATTGATACCATTTAAGCAGCCCGTCTATCTATCCACTTCTGAGGTATGTAATATATCCACGTTCCCACAAGATTATAATTTTTGTGGTTTATCGCCACACTACATTTGTGGTATGAGTGTTCCACCCGTAATGATGGCTCAGATAGCCACACGTATTTATGAACAATGGTTGTCGAAATTATGAAAGGAATAACTAAAGCAGCAAAGCAAGCCAACGGACGAAGCCAGGCTTGCGCTACGTGTCCTCTAAATCGAAGTAGAGGTGTTTGTTTACCCGAAATACAAAGGGTTTGCTCAGATGCGTTTGTAGAAGGATTTAAAAAAGGTGTAAAATGGCTGCAACAAAAGCAAAAGGAGGTATAAAATGAAAATTAAATTGAATTGGACATACGCCAAAGGTGAGTTAGATACTGATACATTGAAACTTATTTGCCTACCAGCACGAGGAAAACGCTTGTTTGGTGCAGATGAATTGGATGCAGAACTTTGTATAAAGGACGGGATGAATTACCAAATAGCCGAAATTCATTTAGGCGATGTGGAAAGCTCAAACATTCTTTGTGAAGAGATCGCAAGACGGTTTAATGAGTTTGAGAACTGGCACGAGTGTAAAGATGATACGGAAGCTATGCCGGAAATCGGAACAAATTGCATCCTTCGTGTGGAATATCAGAATTTAGATGATGGCGAATGGTACACTGATTACCTAACATCTACTTGGGGGGAATTTGGTTGGGCAGAGGACTATTTGGAACGAATAACAGATATTGCCAACGAATATAGGATAACCCACTGGAAACCCATAAACAAACCGAAAGGAGTTGAAGAATGAAACGAGAAGATATTGAAAAAGTGGCAGATGAATTTGCCAATAAAGAGTACGAGATAAGCGATATTGACAGAATTCCTCTGTACAAAGGATTTTATCACGGTGCAGAATGGCGCATTAACAGCGTGTGGCATAATTCAAAAACGGAAGTTCCAGATGTAAATACTATTGTATTAGTTGAAAAAGAAGATGGTAGTATTTGGCAGTATAAAGTATTTGCAAAAAGTCAAATGCTGGGCTGGAAAAGATGGGCTTATATCAAAGACTTAATACCCAATGAGTAAGTGCCATTACATATACGATAAGCAAGCTGGCAAAGTCTTAATACCTTGTTGTTGGGCTGTTGTTTTGAGCAATGATATACGGGATTGTACTTGTAGGAATGAGGATCTTACGTTTGCTCAATTTGAACGTGAACGATATAACAAAGAACTTGAAAAGCGTAATTCTATCATAAAAGAGCTACAGAGCGAAAACAAGTATCTACATAAAGAACTAAAACGGCACGTTACTTTACTAAGTAAAAAGAAGTAGTATTTTATTTGTTATACTTAATAGAATAAACTATATTTGTATTTGACATGAGAATAATTAGAACACATTCAGGAAAGGAAGTCAAGATCTTTGCTGAAACTTTTGAGAACGAAGCATACGATCAGATTAAGAGGCTGGCTAATTATCCTGCCTATGAAAACTCTATTATACGAATAATGCCGGATAGCCATGCTGGTAAGGGGTGTACTGTAGGTACTACAATGACAATAACCGATAAAGTAACGCCAAACTTGGTAGGTGTTGATATTGGTTGCGGTATGCTTACTGTAGAATTGGCAGATCAATATATAGACTGTGAGAAATTGGATTCCGTTATAAGGGAAATGGTTCCCAATGGGTTTAATACACATGATACTCAAAAGGCAAATTTTGATTTTTCAAACCTACGATGTGCGAAGCAAGTAGATTTAAATAGAGCTTATCTCTCACTCGGTACACTTGGAGGCGGTAATCATTTTATAGAGGTGGACTATTCAGAAAGAAACCATAGGTACTATTTGGTTATTCACTCTGGTAGTAGAAAGTTGGGAGGCGATGTTTGTAAACACTATCAAAATTTGGCTGCAAATACAGAAAGCGATCGGGCGATTGAAGTACGCAATACTATTGCCAGATTGAAAGCAGAAGGCAGGGAAAGGGATATTCAGGAAGCGATTAAGAATATTTCAATTCCTGGTAAGAACAAAGAGCTGGCACATCTTTCAGGTGGTGATTTTCACGACTATATTAATGACATGGCAATAGTGCAACGTTTTGCTGTACTTAATCGTGCTACTATGGCAGCGATTATCATTAAGGGGATGGGATTTACTGAGGTAAATAGATTTGAAACCATACACAACTATATTGATTTTAGCCGTATGATCCTTAGAAAAGGTGCTGTGAGTGCTGAATTAGGCGAGAAGCTATTAATACCTATAAATATGCGTGATGGTTCCCTTATCTGTGTTGGGAAAGGAAACCTGGACTGGAACTATTCAGCCCCACATGGAGCCGGACGTTTGATGAGTAGGAGTAAAGCAAAGGAGTTACTTAGTATGGAGGAATACCAAGAATCTATGAACGGAATATATACCACTTCTGTAAGTAGAGCGACAATAGATGAAGCCCCACAAGCGTATAAGTCTATGGAAGAGATTAAAAATGCTATCACTGATACAGTTGAGATCATTGATACGATAAAGCCAATATATAATTTTAAAGCATCAGATTAGAACGCTTTAATAAATGGAATGGATTATGAAGTTACCGAAAGTTATTCATGTAGAATTGAGAGAGCCGTACAATGGAAAAAGACACTTCTATTTTGGATCTATTGCTGCGATCTTTGACGAGCTTTCAGAGGAACAAATAGGTATCAAGAAAGAAAGTCTTTGGAATGTAGATCTAAGTCGGGTTGAGTATCAAAACAAGTATTGTACAATCCGTATGGGCGTGCTTATAAGGAAGAAAACATTTAGAGGTAATACTAAAATTGGAGGTTAATATGTTAGGTGCAATAATAGGTGACATTGTAGGCTCACGATTTGAGTTTAACAATACGGATAATTATAACTTTGAGTTGTTTACGGAAGAAAGCACTTTTACAGATGATACGATTTGTACTATTGCTATTGCGGACGCTATCAACAATGGGGAACACTACGAAGATACGTTACTGAAATGGTGTAGAAAATATCCAAATCCTAAAGGAGCATACGGAAGCAGC